GGCTTTTTAGATGACCTTCGAATTACCAACGGAGTAGCGCGTTACACAGCCAACTTTACGGCTCCGACTTCAGCTTTCGCTTTGCAATAGGTGACTCATGTACTCTAAGAACGGAAGTATTCCAAAGGCAGAGACAGACGGTACAGAGGGCTGGATTGAAGTGCCTGATGCGCCTGATGCACCTGAAGGCAAAGAAGTTGTCTGGTGGTATCCACCGGGATGGGTTATTCGTGATCCTATGCCGATGGAGCGTGAAGGCTATAAATGGTCATGGTCGCAGTCGAGTGAGCAATGGGTTGAGTATGCTTTGTTAGCACCTTTGACTACAGAGGACATCCAAGCCTTAGCGAGTACGGACATCTCGGCGTTGACGAGCGGTGACATCTCGGCCCTAACAACATCACAGATCGCCAGTCTATGACGCCTGAATTGCAAAAATACTATGAAGAGCGGTTTTCCATGATGGCAACGCCTGGCTGGGCCGATCTACTAGACGATATTGACAAAATCATATCTACTTTGCAGGATATCTCTACCATTGACGGCGAGAAAGATTTACAATTTAAGAAAGGCGAATTGTCTATTCTGACTTGGCTGAGAAACCTGAAAACGGTCAGCGAACAAGCCTACGAGGACTTAAATGCGCAGGATGTATGATTTCCGCTGTGAAAGCGGCGAAAAGATTGAACGATTTACGACTTTCGAGGAGCAAATCGTTTGTTGTTTGTGTGGCAAGTCAGCCCGCCGCACGATGTCAGCACCGAACTTTAGCTTGGAAGGGTGGTCGGGGGATTTCCCGACAGCGCATCATCAATTTGACCGCAAACACCGTGAAAAGTTAGAATCGGAGCGCAAAGCGAACGGATAAGCAATTTAGCCCCGTTCATGTTTAATCCTGGGAACCAAAAGATGGCAGGAAAAGGAATCACGACATGTTGATAGATAATGACCCCGAGATGCCTAGCGAGTTAGAGGCAGAAGAAGCGAAACTACCCGAAGCAGTATCTGACGCCAAACCGGAGTTACCGGATCGGTACCGAAACAAGTCGCTTGAGGACATCGTCAAGATGCACCAAGAGGCAGAAAAAGTGATCGGACGCCAGGCGCAGGAAGTCGGGGAAGTGCGGAAGCTGGCCGACGAGCTGATCAAGCAGAATCTTGGCGCTAAATCTCAGCCTGTTGAAAAAGAAGAGCCGGAAGTAGACTTCTTTGAAGACCCGAAAAAGGCGATTCAAAAGACGATTGAAATGCACCCTGATGTTCTGGCTGCCCGCGATGCGAGCGCCCAGTTCAGACTGTTGCAGGCAAGGCAAAAACTTGCGCAGAACCATCCTGATTATGAGCAGGTGGTTCAGAACGAGGACTTTACAAACTGGGTGAAATCTTCACCAGTGCGTATCGGCCTCTACGCCAAGGCGGATGCTGAAGCCGATTTCGATGCGGCGAATGAATTGCTGAGTACCTACAAGGAATTGCGTGGGGTTCGTAGTAAGCAGGTGGAACAGCAGGCAACTGCCGCCCGCCAGCAGACGATGAAAGCCGCGCAAGTCGACAGTGGGGGTACCGGGGAGAGTTCGAAGCGAGTTTACCGACGTGCTGACCTTATTCGGCTGAAAATGACCGACCCAGCGCGTTATGACGCCTTGTCTGATGAGATTATGGCGGCGTATGCGGAGGGTCGTGTGAAATGACCTTTTGATACTTAGGAGTTAGACATGGCAAATACCGCATTTAGCCCAGCAAATAGCGTTACCCCAACAACAGCAGCAACCTTCATTCCAGAGATTTGGAGTGATGAAATTGTTGCCGCCTATAAGAAGAACCTCGTTCTGGCCAACCTGGTCATGAAGATGAACTTCAAGGGCAAGAAGGGTGACACCGTTCATATCCCTGCACCGACCCGTGGCTCCGCCTCGGCTAAAGTGTCCACCGACGCTGTAACACTGATCGCTGCAACTGAATCCGAAGTTCAGGTGTCGATCAACAAGCACTACGAGTACAGCCGCCTGATCGAAGACATCGTCGAAGCTCAAGCATTGAACAGCCTGCGTCAGTTCTACACTGCCGACGCTGGTTACGCTCTGGCTCGCCGCGTTGACACCGATCTGGTTCAGCTCGGCCGTGCATTCAACGGCGCGACCGTTGGTACCGACGACTATGCCACTTCGGCATCGTCGACCAAAGCCTACATCGGCTCGGACGGCACCACCGCGTACAACTCGACTTCGTCGAACGCTGCTGCACTGACTGACGCTGCGATCCGTCGCACGATCCAGCGTCTGGACGACAACGACACCCCAATGGACGGTCGTTTCTTCATCATCCCACCATCGTCGCGTAACACCTTGATGGGTCTGGCACGCTACACCGAACAGGCATTTGTGGGTGATGGCAACGCCATCCGCAACGGCGAAATCGGTAACCTGTACGGTATCCCTGTGTTCGTCACTTCCAACGCCGACTTCGGTGCTGGTAACTCGGGCGCTGACCGTATCTGCCTGATGGGTCACCGTGATTCGATGGTGCTGGTTGAGCAGATGGCTGTTCGTTCGCAGACTCAGTACAAGCAGGAATACCTCGGTACCCTGTTCACGGCTGACACCCTGTACGGCGTCAAGGCGATCCGCACGGCGGCCACTACTGGCGCAGCGCTGTCTTCGTCGGCATTCGCTCTGGCAGTTCCAGCCTAATTAAACTCCCCCGGCCACCGGTCGGGGGTTTTCCACCTAATTAGGAGAACATCATGGCAAATGCAACTTCCGTGACCGTTCGGGCTGGCAATGACCAGTTTCGCGGTCTGTACACCAACACTTTTTTGGTACGCGCTACGCTGGATGCCGATAGTCTGGTAGACGGCGCAGGCGATACCGACACCGTCACCGTCCCAGGCGTTGCCTTGGGTGACATGGTGCTGAGTGCGTCGTTGGCAGTTGATGTGGCCGGTCTGATTGTGACCGCCTATGTCAGCGCAGCGAACACCGTCAGCATCCGTTTCCAAAACGAAACCGGCGGCACTGTCGACTTGGCATCCGCCACGTTGCGTTTGGTCGTCGTTCGTTCGTTGGCGTAACACCCAGGGGCTTCGGCCCCTGGCTTCACTTCTGGAGGCACCATGGTCGCGACATTCCGCTGTTTGCAAAGCGGGCAAACTGTTACGTTTACGCTCCAGCACGACATTGACAGTATGAAGGGCCACGCTGGCTACGTTCGTATTGACGACGACGCGCCGGTCGAGGAGTTATCCCACCATGTAGTCATGCGGCCGCCTGAAGTAGCTCGGCGACCCGGACGACCAAGGAAGATGGAAAATGTCTGAGATTGACCCAAGAGAATTCGGCAAGTTAGAAGCCCAGGTCGAGGCGCTGCAAAGCGAAGTTCACGCTATGCGGGGCGACATTAAGCAGTTGCTGGAAATGGCCAACAAATCCAAAGGTGGATTCTGGGTTGGTATGTCGGTTGCGTCTGCCTTGGGCGGCGTGATCACGTTTGTTGCAGATCGACTCTTTATTAAGGGGTGACATCATGCCAATGGTTGACGGAAAAAAGTACCCATACACGAAGAAGGGCAAGCAAGCTGCCGCTTCGGCCAAGATTAGCAAGCTGCGCAAGGAAGGCTATCCGCAGAAACAGGCGGTGGCGATTGGTCTTAGCATGGCCGGTATGGCCAAGAAGAAGGCCAAGAAATGAAGTCGCCCGTCTGGGGCAAGAAGCGGCCTAAAGGTTTAGGGCCGCCCAAGCCATTGTCGCCAGTCAAGAAAACGGCTGCGAAGAAGATGGCCAAGGCAGCCGGTCGTCCTTACCCGAACCTGATCGACAACATGCGAGCAGCGAGGAAAAAATGAAGACTCCAGCCTGGCAGCGAAAAGCCGGTCAAAACCCTAAGGGCGGCTTGAACGCTACAGGCCGCGCGTCTTATAATGCAGCAACAGGGGGAACCCTGAAGGCGCCAGTCAAATCTGGCGACAACCCACGACGAGCTTCTTTTCTCGCTAGGATGGGCAACATGCCCGGCCCCGAGCTTAAGGATGGCAAGCCAACACGGCTCTTGCTCTCTTTGAAAGCCTGGGGCGCATCATCCAAGGCGGACGCAAAGGCAAAAGCTAGCGCTATATCCGCAAGGAATAAGGCGAAGAGCAAATGACCTACTTAGAACTCGTCAACGATGTGCTGATCCGCCTGCGCGAGCAGACGGTATCGACCGTCGGTCTGACTACCTACTCCTCACTGATTGGCAAGTTCGTCAACGACTCCAAGCGGCAGATCGAAGATGCTTACGACTGGAATGCGCTCGGCACCGAAGTGACCGTGACGACGTCTGCGAGTGTGTACGAGTACGCATTGACTGGCGCTGGTCAGAAGTTCCGCGTCAGCAGTGATCCGTTGAACACGACATCTAACGTCGTGATGCAGAACATCACCGTAGGAGACATGCGCAGAAAGCAGAATCTCCAGCCGTTTGTAAACGCTGTGCCGACCGAATACTGTTTCGAAGGTGTGGATGGCAACGGCGACGCCAAAGTGCAACTGTGGGGCCGCCCTGATGGCGTCTACTCCATCAAGTTTTTTCTGACCGTTCCGCAAGCAGTATTGGCGTCGGATTCGACAATGGTGCTGGTGCCGGACGTGTTGGTGGCCCAGAACGCTTACGCCAGAGCGTTGGTTGAGCGCGGTGAAGATGGCGGTCTAAATTCCTCAGAAGCATATGCGCTCTACAGAAGTATGCTGTCTGATTATATAGCGCTGGAAGCCACACGCTTTCCTGAGATGCAGGAGTTTGTGCCGACATGAGCCAGGCACTACAGGTCAATACGATTTCTGCACCAGGCTTTTTTGGCCTGAACACCCAAGATTCGCCGATGGATTTGGCGGCCGGGTTTGCTCTGGAGGCGACTAACTGTGTCATCGACCAGTATGGCCGCATCGGCGCGCGTAAGGGGTGGTCGAAAGTTAACTCGTCGTCTGGCAACTTAGGCGCGAATAGTGTCGGCGTCATCCATGAGCTGGTCGGCGCGGACGGTGTGTACACCGTTCTGTTTGCTGGCAACAGCAAGTTGTTTAAGCTCGATGGCAGCAATGCTGTCGTCGAGTTGACCTACGGGGGTGGGGGTACCGCCCCAACGATCACCGCCAACAACTGGCAATGCGCATCGTTAAACGGTATCACTTACTTTTTCCAGACCGGCCACGATCCGTTAATTTACGATCCTGCGGTAAGCACCACAACCTATCGCCGCGTCAGCGAAAAATCTGGCTATGTGGCTACTGTGCCGCAAGCTGACTGCGTTATCTCTGCTTATGGTCGACTGTGGGCGGCGAATACCGCCGGTAACAAACAGACATTGTATTTTTCCGACTTGATTGCAGGTCATGTTTGGTCAACCGGCACTGCTGGTACGCTTAACGTCAATACCGTGTGGCCGAACGGGCCGGACGAGATTGTCGCGTTAGCAGCGCATAACGGTTTCTTGTTCATCTTCGGTAAACGCCAGATTCTGGTGTACCAAGGCGCGACAGCTCCATCGACGATGTCGCTTTACGACACGGTCGGCGGGATTGGCTGCATTGCGCGCGATTCAGTGCAGAACACCAACACGGATGTCGTGTTCTTGTCGAACAGCGGCGTGCGCTCAGTCATGCGCACGATTCAAGAGAAGTCCGCACCGTTTCGTGACCTTAGTAAGAATGTCCGTAATGATCTTGTGCAAATGGCCGCAGGCGAAACTCCAGCCAACATCAAAGCGGTCTATTCGGAAATCAACGCGTTCTACCTGATTACTTTTCCGACAGCTAACTTCGTCTATGTGTTTGATACGCGCGGCGTATTAGAAGACGGATCGTCTAGAGTGACAGTCTGGCGCGATCTATCACCAACAGCGTTGCTGTCGCGGCGTAACGGTGATTTGTTGCTAGGTAAGACGGGCTACATCGCGAAGTACGGCACTTACTTAGATGACAGTAGTACTTACCGGCTTACCTATTACACCAATCAAGCTGACTTAGGCGACCCAAATGTTACATCGATACTGAAGCGAATCGGCGTTGTAGTTATCGGCGGTACGAACCAACCTGTCACTATAAAATGGTCGTTTGATTTTAGCGAAAATTTTTACTCGCAAAACGCGCAGATTCCGACGCAAGGCGTAGCAGAGTACGGCATCGCTGAGTATGGCGCGAACGGCGTTCCGGTAGCGCAATACAGCGGCGGTATTGCGTTACAAACGCTCTATGTGCAAGGTACGGGGGCGGGGCGTATTGTGCAGACAGGCTATGAAGCCGAAATTGATTCGTCTGAGTTGTCTATCCAGAAGATTGAAATCCTCACCAAGAACGGGCGAGTATCATGAGTAACTATACAAAAAGTACGGACTTCGCATCGAAAGATTCCCTGGCGTCTGGCAATGCTGCCAAGATTGTCAAAGGCACTGAGATCGACACGGAGTTTAATAACATCGCAACAGCGGTGGCCACTAAAGCTGACCTTGCGTCACCCACATTTACCGGCACGCTGACTGCTGGCACAGCAAGCATTAGCGCTTTAACCGCCACTATTGTTGGCGGCTCTATTTCCGGCATTACGGACTTAGCTATTACTGAAGGCGGTACAGGCGCGTCTACTGCGGCAAACGCTAGGACTAACTTAGGTACGGTTGCGGATACTGCTTCTAACGGCATTGCGGTTCGTACGGCAGCAAACACTTTGACGGCTAGGACGATCACCGCAGGCACCGGTATTTCAGTAGCTGATGGTGACGGCGTAGCTGGCAACCCTACTATCACTAATACTGGTGCTACAAGCGTTGATGGCAGAACCGGCGCGGTAGTTACGTTAGTGGCTGCGTCGTCGCAAAGCGCATCAGGTTCTAGCGTTGACTTTACAAGTATCCCGTCGTGGGTAAAACGTATTACTGTTGTCCTAGACCAAGTTTCGTATGCGTCTGGGACAAACAACGGCGTTATTCGTATTGGTTCTGGATCGTTAGCTACTAGCGGTTATGTTGGTAGTAGCACTTCAATTGCGGACACGCCGACCGTTACAATATCATCAGTCACTAATGGTTTTGGTAATTTAGCTACAAGTGCTGCTGGCACAACGATGACCGGAACTTTTACGATTACTAATATCACAGGAAACACTTGGGTATGTTCAGGAAGTTACCAGCGGATTGGTGATGCAAGAATTCAATTTATGAATTTTTCTGTCTCGTTAGGCGGCGCACTAGATATGTTATCTCTTGTTGCAACTACAAGCACTTTTGATGCTGGAACCATCAACATCCTTTATGAGTAAGCATGATTATTGATACGCTACCTGACCGGCAATTGATCCATCATTTTTCCGATGGGTTGTACGCCAAAGAGATTCGTGTTCAGGCTGGGCAAGCCATATTGAAGCACACGCATGACTTTAGCCACCTGTCGATTCTGGCTAAAGGTAAGGTAGCGGTACTAGTAGGCGACGAAATTCAGATTGTTAACGCTCCGGCGTGTTTAGAAATTAAGGCAGGCATCACGCACGGCGTGAAGGCCATTGAAGATTGTGTTTGGTATTGCATCCACGCGACTGACGAGAAAGACTCGAGCAAGGTGGACAACGTGTTGATTAAAGGAGAATGACATGGCGCTGCCCATATTAGCGGCTGCGGGGGCGCAGCTACTAGGAAGTTCGATGCAAGCGGACGCTGCTCGCGACGCCGCCGCTTCTGCTGCCGCTAGTAACTTAGCGGCTGCAAGGCTTGCCGCAGCAGAATCCCGTTTCCGCCCAGTAGGCATCACGACACGTTTTGGCAGCAGCCAATTTACTCGCGACCGTAATGGCCGTGTGTCGGGCGCTTCCTACAACGTCTCGCCTGAACTGCGTGCCTACCAAGACCGTTTTATGGGGTTGGCAGGCGGCCAAGGATTGGATATCGCAGCAGCAGCGCCTGGCTTGTACGCGCCACTGACGGACGCGTCGGGGCGGCTATTTCAATTAGGCCAGCGCTATCTGGCTGAATCGCCAGAAGACGTCGCGCAGCGATACATGACGTCGCAACTCGACATCTTGGCGCCGCAACGTGAGCGTCAATTGGCCGCGCTGCGTAATGAGCAATTCCAAGCAGGTCGGTCAGGGCTATCGGTTGGCGCAACAGGTATGCGTCCTGGTGGCGGCGAAGGATTGAGAGCAACGAATCCTGAATTAGAAGCCTACTACAACGCTATCGCACAACAGGATGCTGAACTAGCTGGACGAGCGCAAACAGAAGGTCAACGTCAATTGGCATTTGGCACTACGTTGTTCGGCACCGGCGCGGATTTGTTAGGGGGATACCAGCGCGGTTTGGTTGGCTCGCTTGCACCGTTCCAAGGTTACCTCGGCGCAGCAGGCGACATCGAAGCGTTGGGTCAGCAGCCGCTCGAGTTGGGCAGCGCGTTGGGCGGCCGTATCGCCAACCCACAAGGCGGGGCGTCGTTACTCTCTGGTGGTCAACGTGCGGCAGAGTACATGTTCGGCGCGAACCAACTGAACCCGACTGCATCGTTCTTGCAAGGCCTTGGCACTAACAAACAATTTACGTCCGCGTTGGGCGAAAGCATTTTTGGCCGTCAGTTAACCCCAGCAGACAGATATAACTTGGGGCAGTGGTCGGCAAGCCAAGCAGAGTATATGCAGCCCGGCTACATGGGGCCATGATTTAAGCAACCGTTCGGAATATAGGAGCCATCATGGCAAGCGAAATCTTAGGTCTGTTCACCTCACCGGAACAGTACCAGCAGCAACAAGACTTGATGATGCAGCGCCAGGCGGCGGAGCTGGCGCAACTCGATCCGTACCAAAGCATTCGGTTCGGTGCGATCCGTGCCGGTCAGCAGTTCGGTCGCGGCTTGGCGGGCATCTTGGGCGCGGAAGACCCACAGTTGCGCATGATCAGCACACGTCAGTCGGCCCTGCGCGGTATCGATTTGGGCAACCCCGAGTCGATCTTCACCGCTGCTCAACAACTCGCCGATGCAGGCGATCAGCAAGGCGCGTTGATGCTGGCCGATTACGGCCGCAAAGCGCAAGCGGATGCTGCGTTGGTAACACAGCGCACACGCGAAAGAATGTCGCCCGCCTTGCAAGCGGCTGGGCGTATTCGCGAGCTAACTGTCGGTAAACAGGAGCTGTTGGATAGAGGCGCGCTACCTGACTCCCCAGAAATAAAGGCTATTGACGTAGAAATAGCTTCTTTAAGCCGTGGTGGCGGCACAGGGCAAGTGCCGGACGCTATTGAGGTTGCCCGCGAACTTGCTTTGGGCGCAGGCGCGCCGGGGACCGAAGAGTACAACAAGTCGTACCGCGACAACCTTAAGAAACTATCTACTAAAGATTCTAGTGAGAAACAACTTGAATTTTCGCGGCTGTTGCAGGAAGCAGGAATTGCCCCGGGCACGTCAGAGTATCAATCCAAAATGCGCGCATATATTGACGCAGAGATTACTGGACGCAGGCAAGGTAAAGGCACTACGGTTACTAACGTACTTCCGGGCCAAGGTAAGGAAGGAGCGAAAGATATCCCTGCATTCCGTGACAAGGTTATTGGAACAATTGATCCTTTCCGCAAAACAGTTACCGCAGCCGATTCCGCCATCACTAACATCAATGATTCAATTAAGACGAGTAACTTCGCGTCGTTCCGTGCCGCGCAGACTCAGTTTGCGCGGGCGATCTCCGGCGCGGGTGACTTGAGTCAGAAAGAATTGAAAGCGGCTGGCGCTGACCCGTCGCTAATCGGCGGTACAGCAGACTATCTGTCTACTCTATTTACATCAACACCGACTGACGATACGCAGAAAAAGCTACTCAGCACGTTGAAAGCTATTCGTACTGTAGCGGCGAAAAAAGCCAGAGAAGAAATCTCTAACCAGAAAAAGATTGCAACGCGTGCGGGGTACACCGAAGATGACACCGCGCTCATCTTTAACTTCCCTGAATTTGAACAAGGTAAGGCTGGCGGCGGCGCAGGTAAGAGTCGTACTGTTACGCTAAAAAGCGGGAAAACTGTAACCGTAGTCGAGGATTAATATGGGCTACACCTATACCGTTGACGGAAAATCGTTTCGCACAGATCAGCCGTTGACGGAGGCTGAGTTAGAGGAGTTGGTAGGCGATACGCCGACTGCGCCCGCTGCGCCTGCGGGCGACTTCCGCGCTGAAGCCGCTAGACGTGGCCTGACAAGCACACTAGGCGCGGCGGCAGGCGCTAGCCAAACATTTTCCGACTATCTGACACGGCTGAACCTCAACCCATACGAGTTGGGGTCAAGAGTGGCAGGCCTACCGCCAGAGCCGGTAAGAACGCCGTCAGAATCTTTTGCGCGGGGCCAAGCTGCGGCAACTGAACCCGCAGGGCGTCTATTCTCCGCGTTGGGTATGCCGATGACCGGCGCTATGCCGCAGACGTTTGGTGAGCGCGTGTTAGCCACAGGTATTGAAGCCGTAACCGATCCGGCGTCGTATCTGTTTCCGCCGTTGGCCGCAGTGCGCCGCTTTGGCATCCCAGGACAAATCGTCGCTCGTCCAGGCGAGCAGTTTGTCGTCGGCGCAGGCGCTGAAACAGGCGGCACCGCGGGCGAACAAGTTGGTGGTACGCCTGGCCGCGTGGTGGGTTCGCTGTTGGGCGGCGCAGGTGCAGGGTATGCAGCCGGCACGACGTTGAAGACTGGCCCGTTAGCTGGCAAGGCATACGACAAAGCAGCAGACGTGGTAAACAAACTGCGCGGTGTGCAGCCTGAGAACGAACTGCTGCGTGATGTCGATAGCCGCATTAACAACATCTTTATCGCTGCCGGCGCGGCCGATCCAAACTTCTTGACCACGCTGCAACAGGCGGCCAAGGCGCAAGAAGGCGTGTCGTTGAAAGCGCCAGGTAGCCCACGCGTGCAAATGCCGATCAGCGCGTTGATGGCCGACAACCCGGTCATCATCAGTTTCATCGAGAACCTGTCGTCGCGTGATCCGGTCTTCAAGGCCAAGTACGGCGAACAGTTCGCTCGCGCCAAGACTGATCTGCGCGCTAACCAGATTCGTCTGTTTGGTGACCCCGCTAAGGTTGATCTGGCGACATTAAAGCCGGAAGAGCTTGCGCTAATTAGCGGCGCAACAGAGAAGTCGGTGCAGCGCCAAGTGCGTTCGCTTGATCAGCAGATCGCTGACGCCTACAACGCACCAGTGCTTGATCCAAACGCGTTTGGCGCTCGGATCGAGAAGCTGGTGGGCGACAAAGAGAAGAAGGCGATTGCAGAGGTTAAGCCGCTGTACACCGAGGCGTTTAACATTGCCAGCACCAAGGGCGTAACGCTGCCTGCTGGATCAGTCGACGACATCTACAATTTTGTTACGCAATCAAAAGCTGCGAATATTTTTAGTTCATTCCCTGACATTTATAAAAAAGTCAGCACACGCTTCCGTCCGACAGAAACTGAAGCCAGCCCAATTCTGACTGCCGAAGGCGTGCCCTCCACGCCAGCAGGCGTTAGATTTGCTGAAGCAACGGTTGAAGATTTGGATTCGTTGAAGCGCGAGATTAACAAGCAATTACGCCGTGCCAAAGAGCCGTCTGAAATTCGTCTATTGAGCGAATTGAAGACCCGCGTATCCGGCCACATTAACAACCTAGACCCAGAATTCGTCGCTGCGTATCGCAACGCTGATCAGGCCTATCTGGAAAAGGTCGGCCTGCCGTTTAACAGCGAGACGCTAAAGAACGTCGATCGTAAGAAGTTTGTCGAACAGATTGCGCCGGCCATCATAGGCAACAAATCTAACGTGGATGACTTCATCCGTGCGACCGGCGAAGACGGCGTGCGTGTTGCTCGCGACGCGTTCTACGACAGTTTCTCCCGCGCCGCGCTCAAGAACGACGTGGTTGACCCCAAGGCGGCCAACAAGTGGCTATCCAAGAATCGCAGCGCAATGGCGCTCATTCCAGGATTAGAAGAAGAGCTGCGCGGGTCAGTCACCGACGTGCAGCGTTTGTTGGGTAAGAAAGCGGCGCTTGAAGCAGACTTCCGCCGTGTGGCTGGTGACCAGCTTATCCGTGATAAAGGCTACTCTAACCCGGCAGAGCTGGTGTCGCGCATGTACAGCGACCGCAGTTTTACCAACAAACTGTTGAACCAGTATGGCGCGAACAAGGATATCTTGAACGCCGTGCGGTCTTACATGTTGGACGATATTGTGCAGGCCGCTGACCCGGTCGCAATGCTTAATGACCGCAACCGTGCAGCAGTGTTCAACCGCGTGTTCGGCCCGACGTATGCGCAGAAGGTATCCGACTTCGCCGTGGCTGCCGAGCGCCTATCCAAAGACCCGACGCAGGTATCGTTCCGTGGCGAGACAGTGCCACGCACACCGATCGAAGAGTTGACTGGTGTGCCGCCCGAGCAGATTATCTCGCGTATCTACAACCCGGTGTCTGGGCCGGTGTACGCAGTGACCTCGCTGTTTAGTAAGTACTGGGCGAACGCTGCGTCTAAGGCGACGGAAGAAAAACTGAAGGCGCTGCTGTTGAACCCAGCAGACGCCGTCAAAGTATTCGAGGCCGTGTCACCTAAGGTGCAGAAGTTTGATCCTGCCAAGATTAACCAGGCAATGCAGATCGGTAAGAAGTACGGCATTCAGTGGGTACAGGACGCCGTCAACGATCTGACTACAGGTGCAGCGCGAGGCGCAGTACGCGGCGTAGCGACGGAAGGCGCAATGGCGCCGGTGCCTGAGATGGAGGAGTAAATTGACCCGCTAACCCTTCTTGCCGCTGCAAACGCCGCAGTCGCCGCGGTCAAGAAGGGCTGCCAGCTTTACAAGGACATCAAGAACGCCAGCGGCGAGGTGTCCGATGTACTGAAGGATTTGCGAGCGCAGTTCGATAAGGTAACGGGCGGCAACCCGACAGTTGAGCAGAAGCAGAAGTACAACGAAGAAGTACAGCGCGTTCAGGCGATCGCCAAGGCCGATCCAAATGACGTGTATACCGAAATCGGTGACCAGTTGGGCGCGTTGATGGACAGCTATGACGCACTAAGCAAGGCGCTGTTGGCCGAGCAGATGGAGAGCAAAAAGGTCTACAAGGGTGAAGAGAGCGTCGGGCGTCGGGCGCTGCGCCGTATCATCATCACGACACGGTTAGATGCAATGCTGACCGAGATACGCGAGACGATGGTGTACCGAGCGCCGCCCGAACTCGGCGCGTTGTGGAGTAAGTTTGAAGAGATGTGGCAGACGATCGTGGCCGAGCAAGATGAGGCGCACGCAGAAGAGCTTAAACTGATCCAAATGGCAAGATGGCGACGCAGAAAAAGAATAGCGGAACTAAAGGCCAAAGCAACCTGGATATCGGCAACCGTTTTCGTAGTTCTTTGGGGAGCCCTACTAATGTGGCTAACAACGAAAAGCGTGACGATGAAAACATCCCTTGGCCATTACTGATCACAGTGCTGGCCGTGCTGCTAACTTTTTTTATCGCACTCCCTCTCATGGCGTTCATGTACTGGGACATGTACAACGCAACCGAAGCGGCCGTCGCGGAAGTCAAACGCATGAAACAATTGCGGCGTGAAATACAGATTGAAAGGATGTATGGTCAATGATTACTGAAGCCCAACTCCGCCAGATCATCCCGCAGAACAAATACGTCGAGTACTGGCACAAGGCACTCGCACAACTCTTTCCCGATTACGACATCAACACCCCGAAGCGCATGGCGGCGTTTCTCGCTCAGTGCGCGCATGAGTCGGGCGGCTTTACGGTGCTAGTAGAAAACCTGAACTACAAACCCCAAGCGCTGCGGCGTCTCTTCCCAAAATATTTCCCTGATGATGTGACCGCCAATCAGTATTGCGCACGACCTAACAAGCAAGAGGCGATCGCCAACAAGATTTACGCCAACCGGATGGGTAACGGCCCAGAATCGTCGGGCGATGGTTATGCGTTTCGTGGCCACGGGTTGATCCAGTTGACTGGCCGTGATACGTGGCAAGCGTTTGCAGACAGTATTGAGACGCCATTGTCAGATTTAAAAGATTACATGCAAACTTTCGAAGGAGCATGTCAGAGCGCATGTTGGTATTGGGAAAGCCGTGGCTTAAACAAGTGGGCAGACACGGGCGATATCAAAGAGCTGACCCGACGCATCAACGGCGGCTACATTGGACTAGACGACAGGATCAAACACTATGATCACGCGCTTCATATTTTTGGTGCTTAGCCTCGCCGGCGTCGTCTGGCTAGTCGGCTGCGAAGACCGGTTTCGGTATCCTTGTATGGATAACAAAAACTGGAACAAGCCCGAATGCCAACGACCGACCTGCGCGCTGACCGGCACCTGCCCAGATCAGTTACTGCCCGCGTCTGACTTCAAGCCGGAGGAACAAAAATGAAATGGACACCAGACCAGATCGACAGCGTTATCAAGCTGATCATCGGCTCGACGTTTTGCGTCGTGCTGCTAATGATGTCAAGTTTGGCAATGTATAGTGTCGTTTTTGTAACACAACCGATGGTCGGGATCGCGCCAGCGGACAAACAGTTTTTTATGTTGCTGTCGGACATGTCGAAGTACATACTTGGTGCTTTGGCAACATTATTGGCTATCAAAGGCAAGGACGGCGTGGCCAAGTTGATCGACCCACCGCCTGGCGTATCCAAGGCCAGCGACTGGACTGATCCACCGCCACCCGCGCAGAAGACCGCACCAGCGCCGCGTCAGGAGCCACAACTGAACCCCGCGCCTGTGGTGTCCGGATTCGGTGGCAAGGCAGCGCCTCCTCCAGCACCTCAACCTGAAATCGACTAGGAGACTACGATGAAGAAACTCGTTGCACTTATTGCGTTTGTGCCGTTGATGGCGTTTGCTGGCGGTGAGATGAAGAAGGTCTGCCACGTTGAAAAGGTCAAGGGTAAGGACATGGAGGTCTGCAAGACCATCAAAGTCCATAAGAAGCTCGAAGGCACCAAGGTACCGCCGAAATGAACCCCTATTTTCTTGTCGGTGCCGTTATTGCGGTCGCGGCCGCGGGTGGCGCTGGCTACGTCAAAGGGTCGGCGCACGGCAAGATGGTCGTGCAGGCCGAGTGGGACGCTGAGCGCATCCGGCAGCAGGAGGCGCACGCCAAGGCGGTACAAGAGGCTATTGAGAAACAGCAGGCGATCCAAGCGGACGCCGATCAACTGAGACAGGAGAAGGATCGTGAAACGCGTGATCTGCTTGATAGGAATGCCGCTCTTACTAACAGCCTGCGCAACCGCCCCCAGCGCCCGGTCGTACAAGCCGGTGCCGTGTCCGGTACCGCCGGCGCTGGATCAAGCGGTTGTACCCCCAGAGAGCTTTACCGAGAGGATAGCGAAGTGGTTGTCGGACTCGCCAGGGAAGCAGACGAAATCCGACTCGCCCTCAAGCAGTGTTACGCCCAATACGAAGCCGTCCGGCTCAAACTAAGCGGCGGCGCAACTGCTGGCAAATAACGCGGTCACGCGTCGTCATCCAAATCGTGGTGTCTTTCGTCGTGCATTCGATAGGCGACGGCCCTTTAGGCTCAGGCAGCCCGACCGCCAAGAAGGCGAACGTGGCCACCGCGATGGCCGCGTAATAAACAACGACCATGTCTTTCATATCCGTAGGAGTCTCCCGAGCAGTTTGGTGATCGGCGACTCTCTGTACGGCATGATGCCCAGCATCACGTCTTGCACGAACCGCTCTTCGGGCGTGGCAGGTTTGGAGTAGAACTGCGGCGTGTAATGCGCGCCAATCTTAGGCGGCGCCTCTTTGATAAAGTAACCATCACGAAGCATCTTTTTTCCTCCTATCTTCATTTGCGCGGCGAGCGTCAACACCTTTCTTTTTTATTAACGCTGCCTCTTCCTTAGTATAAACAGGTTCGGCCCCGTTGGCCGTTGCTCTTAACCACACCTCGGCGCTGTAGGCGCCCGCCCCGCAGGCTTTGCACTTGCGCTGGCGCCGTAGTCCGCCTGCCATCTTGATAACATTGACCACATAAGTGCGTTCATTACACAGCATACATTTCATGGTCGGATGGCCTCTGACAGAATTTCCCGTCGTTCTCGAGCATCCCGCAGCGCGCAGTAGCGTTGATGCAGGCGTTGTAAAACCGCAACACGTTTGAACTGCGCGCGCTCTTGGTTGAGTAGTTCCAGCACTTCATCCTCCGACTTGGAGGTCAGCACGTCATTTAGCGCGCGCCAGCTTAGTCGTTTCATGTTCCACTTTCTGTTCGATTTGTTCGACTCGGTTGCCCGAACGCGTCCAGGCGCGGGCGGCTTGGTTGTAGACCTTGGTGCGCTGGCGATGTTCGGCCACCGCTGTCTTCAACTTGGCTTTCCAGTAGGCAAGACGGTTCATTCGGCTTTTCCTTTGATCAGATCAATCATCTCGACGTAGGCCGCTTTGCTCTGTTCGTGCGTCCGCGCCCAGACCATCTCGTAGGCGACCTGGTTGACGCGGCCTAGCTTGCGCAGGAGCGCGGCGGCTTCAATGTCGTGATCGTCCCGAGCGCGGTCGAGCAGGCGGTCGGCGTGTTGTTCTGCGGATGTCATTTCAAGTTTTCCCTTTCAGCTCACGTCGGAGTTTGCGAATTTCAGCGATTAACGACTTATGATAAATGTGCATCCGGTGCAGGTGCTTGGCGTAGTTAGGAAAGCCCATGCCCTTCAACTCTTCGATCAGCTCGGGCGTATCTTCGAACCAGACAGCGCGGCGCAGTACGTCGAGTTCCTTTGGTGTCTTCATTGTTATCTCCTTACTTAGTCGGTTGCCCAATCAAAACCGCAAAGATTCCGGTGTCGCTTGGATAAACTGTACCGCCGGGATCGCGCGGCGATCGCCATCCTGCAACTCGATATGCACGATGCCGTTTGACTGCGACCAGCAGCCATGCAATGCCTCGTTGTAGTGGGTGACTACAAACATCTTGTAGCGTTTCCAACATGAGCCGCCTTGTTCTGGCGTCAATACTGCGCGCATTCCGGTGCCGGCTAAAGAAACGGTATAGAGCGCGTCTGGCGCCGGCACTAATATCGTTGCGCCCCGCGTTGGCGGCGGTGTGGGCGGCGTCGGTGGGGTTTCCACCAATCTGACCCCGGCAAAAGCAGGCAGACAAATCAATGCAAGTAACCATTTCATTTCAAGGCCTCCATTGCGATGTCTGAGATTGCTCGTTTGTCGTGAAGGGCGGCAAAGATTTTTTCGTCAACCGTGTTTTCGGCTGTGAGGATATACACCCATACCTCGCGCAGTTGCCCGGAACGATGCAGACGTCCGATGGTCTGCTCGTACAACTCAAGGCTCCACGGTAGCGAGATAAAAGCCATGCGGCTTCCTCCGTGCTGTAGGTTAAGCCCGTGGCCGGCGCTTTTGGGGTGAACCGCCAACAGTTCAACCAACCCCTTATTCCAGCGTTCCACCGCATCAGCATCATCAAGCGTTTGAACTTGCGGATAGCGACGACGAATCTCCGCCAGCTCTTCTTCAAACTGGTAGACCAGGATCGTATTGGCATGTTGATTTTCCTCTAGAAGATCGTTGAGCAAATCGAACTTGTGGCTGCTGTACCAGACCGCCTGCCGGCTGGTGGTGAACTTGCCAGGCGTAATCGCCGCCTGTTTGGTCGTGTCGTAGACGAACCCCGAGGCCATCTGTTGGAGTTTACCGGTCACGACGGCCGCGTTAGCAGCAACCGCCTGCGCCTGCGGGAACTCGACCACGAAGTCGCGCTTCATCGTTTCGTAAGGCTTGCGATCCTCAATCGCGCAACGCAGCTCGACAACATGACAAGGCGGCAGTTTGTCGCGGTACTCGCCCGGTTCCAGCACGAAGGTGGCCGGCTTGATCCGTTGCATGACCGCGTCGAGCGCGCCTTTGCGCGGCGCCCACTCGCCGAAATCGCGGTTGGTGCAGACGAAGTACTGTTGAAGAAACGCGCCTTTAGCGCGGCCCAGCAACTTCTCGTCGACGACCTTGCACTGCCCGAACACGTCCTCGAGGCCGTTGCTGGTGAACGACCCGGTCAAACCCCAGCGCACCTTGAACTGATCCAGCACGCGGGCGAGCGCCTTAAAGCGTTTGCCGGAAGGGTTCTTCAGCTTAGTCAACTCGTCGAATACGATTGCGTCGAACGACGACAAGTCTTGGCCTTGCAGCCATTGAATGTTGTCGTAGTTGATGACGACAATGTGCGCGTCGGAATCCAGCGCCTCGCTTCGGGTACGTGATGTACCCACCGCTGTCCGGCAATGTAACTCTCGCGCCCACTTACGCGCCTCGACCGGCCAGACGTTGGTGCAGACGCGCTTGGGTGCCAGCACAAGGAACCGACTGACATGACCGTCTTGGATCATGGCCTGCATGGCAGTCAGCGTGATCGCGGTCTTGCCCGCGCCCACGGGCGCTAAGATCATTGCGCGGTCGTGTTCGTACAAGAAGTCGGCCGCCTTTTCTTGGTAGGGGCGCAGCTTCATCGTTGCCTCGCGTACAAACCGGCCATGATCTTCGCGACGTTAGCGGGTGTGCCTGATTGGTTACGGTAGATGCTCGGCGACTTCTTCTCTAAACACGGCTGGCAAATCCAACGCGGCACGCCGCGCGTCTGTCGAACTACGCCGCCTTCGAGCGATCGCATCGCCTGGCAACTGGTGCAGAATTTAGTATCCATCATTGAGCAGCTCCTTGATCTTCTTGATCGGCCAGTTAGTCGTGTCATGCACGGCCAGGATGACGCTCGCGCCAATCGGACGGCGACCGTAGCGAAAGCGGCTGATGTTGGCCGGTGAAATCTTCAACATGCGCGCAAGCGCGGCGTCGTTCTTCAACTGGTAGACGCGGATGATTTCGTCGAACAACGTGTGAGGTACATATGGTGCCATGTATCAATCTCCTGTTTACTTATTAGTAGGGCATAGCGTTGCTGTAGCGCGATTACCTGGTCACGAAAGATCGCCTGCAATGGCGCCAAGCGTCCGCCCTTTGGGCGCTTTAATTCGACGAACCACGTCTCACCGTTGGGCATACAGACGATACGGTCAGCAACCCCTCGCTGGTTCGGCGACTTAAACTTGTACGTCTTGCCGCCAGAAGTTTCCACCAGCCAGACCAGATAATTCTCAACTTCGGATTCACGCATGGCCGAAATATAAAGGCTAAAAAAGTATTTGACAAGAATTTTCTTCGGCTGTACATTCGGGGTTCAAACAGTTCAGGAGAGTAAAGTGCAGCACTCCAATATCGTCGGCGGCTCTACCGCCAAGCGCGTCATCAACTGCCCCGGCAGTGTCAAATTGGTGCAGCAAATGCCGCCCAAGCCTTCTAGCGAACACGCCGACCGTGGTACGCTTCTGCACGATGTGATCGCCGAGCTGCTGGAGT